TGATGGCCGCTTGCGCTATGGCTTGAAATTGGTTGAAGAACGCCAGCTTTTGAATGGTGATGGTACAGGCCAAAATTTACACGGAATCATTCCGCAAGCCTCGGTGTATGCAGTACCAACTGGCGCGGCCACAACCTTGGCGACTGGTTTGGATACATTCCGATTTGCCATGTTGCAAGCTGTGTTGGCTGAATATCCTGCAAGCGGTTTTGTCCTGAATCCAGTGGACTGGACAAACATTGAGATGTTGAAAGACACAAGCGGCCAATACTTGATTGGCAATCCACAAGGCACTACCAGCCCAACTGTTTGGGGCTTGCCAGTGGTTCAAACTCAAGCTATTGCGCAAGGTAAATTCTTGACTGGCGCATTTAACTTGGGCGCTCAAATCTTTGACCGCTGGCAGTCGCGCGTTGAAATTGCCACTGAGAACGAAGATGACTTCGTTAAAAACTTGGTGACAATTTTGTGTGAAGAGCGCTTGGCATTGGCTGTGTATCGTCCTGAGTCGTTTATTTACGGCGATGTGAAACCAACACCTTAATCAAACTGGAGGCTTCGGCCTCCTTTTTTTATGAAAGGTAAGCAATGCAGACTTACAAAGTTATTCGTCAGCACTATGGCGATAAACAATACTGGGTTGGTGATGAGCGTGATTTAGGTGATTTTGATGCAAAGCGATTGCTTGCACAGGGCGTGATTGCAGACAAAAAAGCACCCGAGCCAAGTAATAAACGGGCTCAAGCACCAAAAAATAAGGCGGAATGATGATTAACTTGAATGATGCAAAATTACACTTAAGAGTGGATGGCAACGAAGAGGACAGCATCATTCAGTTGTACATTGATGCGGCTTTAGAAAAAACCAGCACCATTTTAGGGCGAAAAATTATTGCAACTGATGCTACGCCATCGGATGAAACAGAGGTTGCATTCAATCCAGCGTTAAAAGCGGCATGTCTGCTCTATATTGGAATGCTATTCGCCCATCGAGAGGCGGTAAGTAATGGCTTAGTGGAATTGCCGCTTGGCTATTACGATTTGCTGCGGCCATACCGTTTAATGGGGGTATGACATGCAAGCAGGCAAATTAAACAAGCGCGTGACGATTCAGAGCCATACCGAAACCATTGATGAATATGGCTATGCAGCAAAGGCTTGGGCTGATTTAGCCACTGTTTGGGCTCATGTAAAAAACGTCAATGGCAAAGAGTTCATCAAGTCCAGTGTTGAGCTATCCGAAGTTTCCATATCCATCCGCATACGCAAACGAAAAGGTTTGGACAGCTCTATGCGAGTGATTTTCAACGACAACATTTTGCAAATAGTCGCGGTTTTGCCTGATGAGGAAACCAACGATTATTTGGATTTGGTTTGCAAGAAGTGGGTAGAGCATGGAAGCTAAAGTAAAGATGCATGGCCTCAAAGAAGTGTTAAAACAGCTTGAGCGCCTAGGCATGGATATGCGCGACAAGGTGATTAACGAGGCCGTGGGCAAGGGCGCGTACATTCTGAGAGAACAAGCGCAGTCTAATTGCTACATCGCCCCTGCGCCGTACACTGTACGCTACAACGGCACATACATTGAATTGCAGCCTGGTTCTTTACGCGATTCAATCATCATGAAGCGATTGCCAAAGTCTGAAATTGGCGGTATGTCAGCAGTGTACAAAATCACGACCAAACAGATTGACCCAACCAACGCTAACATCGGCAAGATTGGCAACATTTGGGAGTATAAAAAGCCATTCATGCGGCCTGCTGTGCAATCGCATGGTGACCAAGCTATTAAAAAGACCAGTGACCACTTGGTTAACGAAGTGAAGCGAATTTGGAGGCGTGCATGAGTACATACAAGATACTGCGCTCAGTGCTATCGACAGTCACTCCGAAAGTGTATGCCGATATTGTGTCGCTCGATGCAAAATCGCCATACATTCGCTATTCACAAATAGGTGGCAAGGTGCAAAACACTGTTTGCAACACATCACACATTGATGCAATCGTGCCATTGGTGCAAGTTGATTTACACGCTCCTGATGGCGCACAGAGAGAGCAGATGCTCATTTCATTGGATGGGGCTATCAAGCATTACAACGCCACAAACAAAGGCATTCTGAGTTTGTTTGAGGCTCCTGTTCTTGAGTATGACAGCGACACCAAGACGTTTAAGGCCATTCTGACGTATCAAGTAAAGGCTTAGTAAAGGGGGTGTCACTTTGGGGTCACCCTTTAAGTATGGTTTTACATCCGCTGTGAAGCGCTGTAGCAGTACCGACCCTCAAGCAGCTTTAAATTGGTAGATACCAAGCCGCAAGGTAGATTTGCTGAAGTTTAAAAGAAGAAGCCCCAGTCATGTCCGACTTGGGGCTTTTTTATTAAATAACTTTCTGAGGTGTATTTTATGAGTGCAGTTGCATTAAGTCCAGTAGAACTGGTGTTTTCAGATGGCGAATCAGCGATGACTGATAGTCTAAAAGTTGCTAAGGCGTTTAATAAACGACATGCAGATGTAATAAGAGCCGTTGAAAATCTTGAAAGCAGTGATGGTTTTGCAAAACGCAATTTTGCGCTTTGCTATGAAAACAATGACTTACAAAATGGCAAGCCGCGTAAGTTTTACAGAATCACGGAAGAGGGAGCTATGTTCCTCATTATGCGATTCACAGGCAAGGCAGCCGCAATGGTGCAGGAGTCATTTATTTTGGCATTCTCACATATGCGTAAACAATTATTGGCATATAAACAGTATGGCCAACTGTGCGCGCAATACGATGAAGAGAAGCAAGAAGCATCGTTTTGCGGCAGAGGATTGAATCGTTGGAAAGTCCGCAAAAAAGTATTTGAGTTTGAAATACCAATGTTGGAGAAGATTATCCAACCTGACTTATTCATAAATAACCACTCAGCCGCCTAACAAGCGGCTTTAATTTTTTGGGCAATGCTCATTACAGAGTAACACCCCTTTAGCTCACCTTAATCAGTGGGCTTTTTTTATTTCTAAGGAAAAGCAATGACACAAAAAGTCGAAGGCACCGAATTACGCTTCAGCACGAAGCAGCGCGGCACTCCATCAGTCACCATCACTGGTATTACGGCGGCTAAATCCCCTGTCGTGACCGCTGCAACACACGGCCTGAAAGATGGTGATGTGATTGAAATCACTGGCGCATCAGTCAGCGCATTGAATCAAATGCACACTGTTGCGGTTTTGACCGATGGCACATTTGCATTGCCAGGCTTGGACTTGTCCATGTTCTCAACCATCACTGCTGGCGGTTCGTTTAAAACAGTTGTGATGTCACAGCTTTGTGATGCCACAAGCATTGATTTGTCTGAGTACGAAGTCAATTCAGAAAACAAAAACACATTTTGCCGCAAAGACAAGTCCTTTAATGTTGAGCTTGGCACGATGTCAGTTGGCTTGTACGCGCACTCGGATGATGAGCATCAGACTTACTTGCGCAACTCAGGCAAAAAGTTAGAAGTCATCATGATTCAGTTTATGCCAAAAGGCGCGAAATGGTTGCGCGGCTTCTTGGGCCAAGTCACTTCGGCCAACATCAGTGGTGATGTGGATGGCGATTACGAGGGCACGTTAGAGATTTCGTTGCTGTCTTTCTCACAAGACGTTGAATTAGATTTAGTTCCTTAACAAATACGGGGTGTTACATGGCTGCAAAAAAACAAGAAGTGAAAAAGATGACCAAGGCAGAGCAAATGATGGCTGCCTTGGCTGGCGTAACTCATGAGTTCACGCGCATTAATGGTGTCGAGCCGTTGGAAGTGTACGTAAAAGCCACTAACTACGAGCAATACATTGCCAAAATCACCGAATTGGAGCGATTAAGCAAGGCTCATAGCGATAAATACAATGATGAGCGTGGCCTTGCGCTGGAATTGTACGATGAGGACGGTAATTATTATTTCAATCCTGAGAGCGATGAGGATATGGAGTACATGAAAACCAAAATCCCATTCCCATTGCGCTTGCGCCTTGCTGCTGCTGTTGGCTCAGTTAACAGTTGGGGCAATATCCCAAAAAACTCCGAAACGACAGAGCAGAAGTAGAGAGATTTGCTTTTGAACTGTCGTTTGAATTAGGCCAGCCAATGAGCGCAATCGAGCAAATGCCGATGCGCCATTTTTTTGGCTATTGGGAACACAGCCTGCGCCATTTAATGCCCAAGCAAAAGCAAGAGTATTACTTGGCGCAAGTTGCATACCTTGTGGCTGCGACGATGGGTGGTTTTAAGGGTGATATGACTGACTTCTTGCTAGGTGAGCATGAGATGAAGAAGCAAGCCAAACAAGCAAAAGCAGACCCAAAAGAAAACCCGCTCTTTAAAAACTTCAATCCAATTAAAAAAACTAAGGATAAATAATGGCAAGCTCAATTGATATTGATTTTGGCCTGAATGCCAATGATTTCCTTGCTGGTGTATCATCTGTCGGCAAACAAACAAAAAGTATGGCCAATTCAGTTGAGCGCCAAATCCAAACACTTGCAAAAGAGTATCAAGCGCTTAAAGGCAATAGCAGTGAATATGAACGCTACAAAGCCTCATTGAAAAATGCCACAGCAGAACAGCGCTCACGCATTAATGCCTTGGTAGATGGTATTGAAGCAGAAAAGCGCCACAAACAGGCCATGCAAGAATCTGCCGACCAAGCAGATAAATTGCGCGGCAAATATCAAAATATTGCTGGCACACTCAAGCAATTGGCTGTCGGCTACTTCTCAGTAGCTGGTGCGCAAAAAGCCATTGGGTCAATGGACGCATACGACCAAGTGCAAAACAAATTGCGTCGGGTTACTGATGGCGAGGCTGAATTGCAGGCCGCTACTGCGCAAACCAAGAAAATTGCATTGGAATCTCGCACATCTTGGGATTCTGTTGCCGCCATTTATCAGAAAGTTGGCATTAATGCTGATAAATTGGGTTTGTCACAAGAGCAAGTAGGAACTACCGCTGAAACCATCAGTAAAGCAATGAAAGTGTCAGGTGCATCGGCACAGTCAACCAGTGCAGCCTTGTATCAATTAGGCCAAGCTTTTGACAAAGGCGTGTTGAATGGTGATGAATTTGCATCAATCAGTGAGAATACTGGTTATGTGATGGATGCACTTGCAAAACAACTTGGCGTTACTCGTGGTGAATTGAAAGAGATGTCATCTCAAGGACAATTGACCTCTGACATCATGATTAAAGCCTTTGCTGGCATGGGTGAAAGTGTCGATGCTGATTTTGCCAAGGTAAAAGTATCATTTTCCGACGCAATGGAGAACCTCAAGACTGAATCACTGGCATTCATGGGCAACATGAATCAGTCATACAATATTACAGGTAAGCTGGTTAGCGGCCTGAATTTTCTATCACACAACCTTGATGCTGTTGCAGCGGTGATGATGGGCACATTTGCTGCGGCTGCGGTTTATGCTGGGAAGTCGGTGTATGGAACTATTACAGCTATAAAACTAAAAACAGTAGAGTTGCTAAACAACAGGCAGGCAACCATTGCACTGACAGCAAAAACTTTGAGAAACGCTCAGGCAACCAATTTCCAAGCTACTGCTGAATACAATATGACCCGAGCCGCAGCCGCTGGAAAAATGGGTAGAACGGCTCAGATTGCAGCCGAATCTGCATTATCTGGGGCGAGAAGCAGGGCGATTGTAGCTACAAACGCATTAAAAGTTGCTGAAAATGCGGCAGCAGTTGCTACAAGTCGCTTGGCAATGGCAAAAACTCTATTACTTGGTGCCATGGGTGGTCCAGTTGGCTTAATTGTAACTGGCGCATCAGTTGCAGCTATGTATTATGCATTAAGCGATGCTACTGATGATGCCACCAACAAAACGGATAAATTTGCCACATCAGTTGCCGATGCAGCACAAAAAATGCGTGAAATGAACGAAGCTCAAAAGGCTAAGTTTCAATTTGAAGCCATGCAAGAGCTTGTCAAACTCAGCAAAGAGTTAGACGAAATGGTGGAGAATATCGCCAAATTCAATGGCGCAAAGTTTGATTCTATTGAGGGCGTAAACTTTCTCAAAAAGGATGCTGAGGCAATAGAGCAAGATGCAAAGAAAATTGCACAAGGCTTTATGACCGCAGACGAGGCCGTAAAAAAATGGAAAGCAAACAATTCACTTAATGAGCAGCAACAGGGCGCGATTGCAAAAACCTTTGTTGATGTTGAGTTAAAGTATAGCGAGAAGTCAAAAGCTGGTGACATTTACCAAGGCATTAAGAATGGCTTCAAAACCGATTTGGTTGTTGATGCCAAAATGGGGAAAAATGGCGTACAAGATACGATTGATTCACTTAATATTAAGCAAAAAGCTACATTTGATAGCATTAAAACTGCTTCAGATGAATTCCAAGAAGCTTTTAAACAGTTTGGCATGACAAAGGAAGAATTAAAACTTCTTGAAATGCAAACTGCTAGAAATAAGTTAGCAGAAGAAAAGGCTGAGCAATCAGTTCTAGACCTTGCAGATGCCCAAATTGCCGCTGCGCGTGATGCATGGTATGGAACTGAGGCATCGAAAGAGCGAGCAGAAGCTGATAAAAAGCAGAAGCAATTAACAGAGGAGAATGCTAAGTTTGTTGCTGGTGAAATCGAAGAGCGGACTAAATTAATTTATCAGCTTGGAATGACTAAAAACGAGATTTCTGCATTTAACCTTGCTGCAAAAGGAGCTACAGACACTCAACTAAAACAAGTCAAAGCAATGGACAAGGTTATTAGTGAGTATGAAAAGCAAAATGGCGTAATGAAAACCCTTGAAGGGTATCAAAAAGAAGTAGCTCGCCTAGGCTTGTCTGATACTGAATCTAAGCTTTTGGATTTAAAAGAAGCTGGTGCTAATGAGCAGCAATTATCTTTGGCCAAAATGCAGCTTGGTGCGATAGAAGAATTTAAACTATCTACCCAAGCGCAAAAAAATGCATCAAACAGCTTCAATAAGAGCGCTACCTTAACCAATACTATGGCTGAAAAATTTGCAAACGGTGTTGATGGTTTTGTGGGCGGAGTGGATAAACTAAAAGAAGGTGATAAGGCTAAGAAATCACCATTGGCTTTGGATAATCCACAAATCGGTCTAATTAAAGGCAAAGGCTGGTATAACGACCACATCGATAAAGACCCAACAGGCCGAGGCATTGCGTCAAAAGGCTCTCAGCAAGTTATGGCTGATATGCTCAAAAAAGCCAAAGCAGATGTTAATGCAATGGGTAAAAACTTTGGCACGCTTTACATCGCTTCTCAGGATGGTAAGACAAAAGCAGAAGTGCAAGCCACGCCTGAGAATATCAAATTAATTGAGCAAATTGCGATGAACAAAATCAATCAAATGGTTCGAGATGGCGCAATGGGTAACTCTTGATATATCATGCCATTATTCTATTAGGGGTAATGGCATGACTATTTCCATGTGCACAAAACACCCAATAATTGATATACTTGAACATATATTTACACATTTATGGTTGCCTTGAGAATGAGAAAATTTGCAGTCTTATTATCAGTCGCTTGTTTGCTATTGGTTGGATGCAGTGAAACTGAGAGCAATGAAACAAAACAAGCAAGCCAAGCGGTAGCACCTGAGCCTATTGCTAAAGCAGCCTCTGAAGAGTTTAAGCCTATTTTATATATAGATACTAAGGCAGAGGCTGTGTGCGCAGAAAATGGCGGGTTAAAAGGCTGTTATGGATATGCTTTTGAATGCAAGGATGGACTAAAAACCAAAGTTGAGAATGTTTCGTGTATTGATAATCAGTATGTCGAAAATAAGCCTGAAAAGCCAATTGAAATGAAAACTGTAACTGACCCAACAACGTTAGTTAAGTACCCGCATGAACATTGCACAAGAGTATCAAATGTTGCAGAAGCAATCATGAGTTCTAGATTGTCAGGCGTATCAATGAGCGAGGTCATGGAAATGGCTGGCGGTGATAAATTTTTGGAGGGCATGGTAAGAGATGCTTACATCAATAGCGCTTATTTAAGCGGCGGACAGGCAGTTGTAATGGATTTTGCAGACAGAGCGTATTCTACTTGTTTAGAGGATTTAAAGCGGAAACAAAGAGAGAAACAAGAGAAGAAGTAACCAACATTTCATCAACCGCCTTTACTAAGGTGGTTTTTTGTTTTATGATTCGCATCAGGTGTCGAAACCTATTGTGTAAGCGGTCATCACTGCCGAAAGAGTGATATTTTTTCGTCCATAGAATCTATCTCCACTCACTCAAAGATTTCTTATGGCCGAGAGGGCGAGGAATACAACACCCGCAAGGGGAATAACTCCAGCCGTCTTATGCAGGCTTTCGAACCTCTTGGCCGCCCATTTGGGCTATCTATTTCGAAAATAGCATAAGGAGTGTTCTCATGAACGCATTAACATTCAATCAAGTTTCTTTAAATCCTGTAGCACAATCTGACAATCAAATTTGGATAACATCTGCTGATTTAGCTATGGCTTTAAGCTATAAGGCTGCTGACAGTGTTACTAAGATTTTTAATCGCAATTCTGATGAGTTTGATAGCAGTATGACCCAGACGGTCAAATTGACCGTCAGTGGAGAAATCAATGGGTTACAGCATAAAACAGTAAGAGTTTTCAGCTTGCGCGGCTGTCACCTTATAGCGATGTTTGCCAAAACTTCAGTAGCAAAACAATTCCGCAAATGGATACTTGATTTAATCAGCAATGAGGCACAGAAGTTTACAGGCCGCACCACCACCGCAGACGACCGCACAGGCCTACGTCATGCAGTTGATGCCATGGTAACCAAAAAAGGTCTGCTCTATCCTGATGTGTACCGATTGGTGCATCAGCGATTCAATGTTGAGCATATCGACAAATTGACACTTGAACAGGTTGGTGAGGCTACGGAGTATTTGCATCGGTTGATGTTGGATATTGAGAAGCCATTACGCGTTACATTCGACAAGAGAGCGGTAGAAAGTATTGTTGCAGTTTGCCATCATGTCGCATTCCTGCGTTCATGGTGGGATTACTATGGTGAGGCGATACGGAAGTTAAACTCAAACGTAGCGTTCTGCATTCATGACCACTTTACCCATGCCAACCTACATGCAGGAATCATTCACTCTCGCACCGATTTGGATTTCAAACTGGCGCAAAACATGAAAGATTACCCTTGGGAGGCTGATTACTTCACTCGCCAGGAGTTTTGGCGCGCACTGCCAGCGAAATAGATAAATAGACTTAACAAGCGTCCTGCAACCACAGGGCGCTATTTGTGCTGGGAAATTATTAACAGAATCAACCAAGCCTCGCTTAATCGCGGGGCTATTTTTATGGGCGCTCGAAATGGCTTACAAATTCATAAACAACTTTGAAACATCACTCACAGGTGCAATTACAGCCTCTGCAACGAGCATGACTGTAGCCAGTGCTGCAGGTTTATCACTCACAAGCGGCGAAGTGTATCGACTCACAATTCAGAACGCTGATGCAAGCCTGTACGAGCTTGTAGACGTGACCGCAATCAGCGGCAATACATTGACCATAGAGCGCGGCAAAGAATCGACCACAGCGCAGACATGGGCAGTGGGGAGTATCGTGTTGTGCGGTGAGACAGCTGAACAGTTATCAAATGAAGCGCGCAAAACTGTCACAAGCAGTACATTCACAAGTCGCAATGGGCGCAAGCAGCAATTTGTGGCCACTGCAAATGCAACCATTAGTTTTGTAGCATTAACTGTTAATGACTACATTGATTTAATAGTTAATCCTGCCACTTTCACGCTTACTTGGATAGGTGTGAATTGGCAAAATGGCACAGCATTGCAATTGACTGCATCAAAACTAAACCGCGTGTTGATTGAAAACGATGGCGGCGTATTAAAAGCCTACATAGTGAGCAATTGAGATGAAAAAAGACTTATTGCTTGCCGCAAGCGTATGGTTTCCAAAGCCTGTGCGGCACTATACGTTTGAGCCGAATACCATAAATGGTAATGTGTTAACGGATTTGTGTGGTGTGCAAAATGGGTTGTTGGTAGGTGAGCCTACATTCGACGTTGGTCGAAGTGGAAGTTGTATTCAGTTTTCAGAAGAAAAAAACAGCTATGTTGATGTCGGTGATGTTAATTTCATGAGAAGAACTGGAATATTTTCAATATCATTTTGGGCAAGGACAACAAAAGCTAACGAAAATGCACTGATGACAATAGTCGGAAATGCCCTCGGTCGCGATGCTGAAGGTGTTTTTGTTGGCTTTGATAGCAGGGTTGCAGTATCAAGAAGCCGTGCTCTGGTTTTGTTTTTGTCAGACGCGTCTGGCTTTGGCGCTCCTGCTGTTATTGATTTCTTTATTAATGGTGCAGTTCCAAATGACCATGACTTTCATCATTATGCGGTAACTTTTATTTATAATACTCTAAATGTATATGTCGATGGTGCTAGAGTAAGTAATAGGACAGCAAATAGGCCATTTATTACAGAATATCCAAACATGAATAATTTGTTTTTAGGTGGCTCTAATAGCAATGGTTCGTTAATGTATAAATTCATTGGTGATGTTGATGAATTTAGAATAACTCCGTCAGAGCTGACATCTCAGCAAATCAAACGACTTTATCAGATTGGACAATAACCCGCTGCGGCGGGTTTTTAATGAGAAAAATATGGCTGAATTAACATATAAATTGTGGCAAGACGAGGACATGACCATCCCACTTCCCATTGAAAATAGCAAGCCTGTGCTGCGCATTGAATTCAATGGTGCGGAAACAAAGGAAGGGGTTTTGTATTTTGGTAGCAAGACTGTTGGTCGTCAGCTTGGCGTACAAGCATCGAGCACTGATGCCAATCCCAAGCTGATTGTTGCTGAAACAAATCAGGCTTGGGTTGCAAGTAAGGCGGTGACAGCAGGCAAGATTGTTCAGCCTGAAAATGGTTATATGTATCGAGCCACAAAAGGCGGTACTACAGGCACAACAGCGCCAATATGGCCAACAACCTTAGACACGGGCATAGATGATGGTACAACACGCTGGGTCAATATAGGCAAGGCTTTTGATATGTCGTTTATCAAGTTAGCACTGTCAGAATCAGGCTTAAGCAACGGCTCTGACATTATCAATTTACCCACCATCATCAACAGCGGCGCACCCATTCCAGTTTGGTTTAAAGCAACAAACACGGACGCAGGTTTGCGCAGTGATGCGACAGACCCAATTGTGCGCATACAAATCAACAAAGTGACAGAGAAAGCAGTCTGATATGTTAGCAAATCAACGTCTTGCAACAAGCAAATTGGCAGCCAAAAAAGCTGCATCTGATTTTGCGCCCGTTGATTATGAGGGTGATATCTGCCTTGCCATTCAAGCTGTGGGCATCTTGTTTGGTGGCGATTTGGCGGTGCTAATACAAACTGTTGTGCTTGATATTAACTTCAGCGGCGTTTTGTGCAGTGTGTCGCAAAGCGTCGTTTCAAATTATGCAGGTGATGTGGCTGTAATTTCACAATCAGTTACCAGCGCACAGCAGCAATACCCATTCTCTGCTGATGTGGCCTTTGATGACTTTGGCACATTCGGCATTCGCATTGTCAGTGATGGAGTTGAAATTCCGATTTGTGATTACATGGATTCGATTCAAATCACATTTGAAGAAGATAAAGCCGCGATTGCCAAGATGACGTTTAAGCAAAATACAGGTGAGCGTGTTGAGTTGTACCGTTATTTAAACAAACAAATGCGCATTGAATTGACCCGTCCAAACAAGCCTGCTTATGTGCTTTACGAAGGCAAATTTGATGCCAGCACTTACCAGATTGGTGACTTGTGGGTACAGTGGGATGCAGTTGCACCGCGTGAACGTTTGTTTGAAAAAATGACTGATGCTCAAATCAATGCTATCGGTGTCCACGATGTAAACGTATTTCGTAAATTAGACGAATATGATGACAAGAAGTCGCTTGTTAATGACCGCTTAAGCACCATTCCTGCCTCATTGGACTTCATCAATGGCAATCCCATCATCACGCCATGGATGCCAAAGCAGGCAGCTGATTACACGCTTGGCGCCTGCGATATTCTGCGGCTTGGGGCCAGTAACAGTGTCTTGTCTCAAGAAAATATCATCAATAAAGTGGTGATTAAGCTTCAGCACCAATGGGATTTGCTCTATCACGTTGAGCGTGGCTATTACTTCAAGAGTGGCTATTCTGTGTGCGATTACTCGGTGTGGGGATTGCCTCCATCAAATGCCACCGTGAAGTCTGCAGCACAAGGCACTGGCTGGGTAATGTCGAATTACAACAGCACAGGGCTGCACCCAGGGGGCGTTTATTATTGCTCATGGCGCGGTGGCAGTCCTGCGCCAATGATCTGGAACCCACGCGGCGGTAGCTTTCAGCCAGCAGATAAAGACGACCCTGATTCACGCGATTTTAGAAGCGTTGTTGATTACACCAATGTTTACGCCCAATCTGCATCATTTTTACTCTCAACACGCTTGGCGCAACCTATTGAAGAAATGATTGAAGTATCAGTGCAAAACAGTGCATCAATTGGACGATATGAAGAACGTGAATCAACTTTAAACGTGACAGTGTATCAAGACCGTGAAGATGCAACAGACCGCAAAATCAAGCGCTGGGAGCATTATGACACTTACAAAAACCCAAGGCGCAGTGGTGCGGTTAAGCAGTCAAATGGCTACTGGACAGTCAGTGCTGACAACATCAACAAAGGTGCACTACAGGCAGCTTTAAATGTTGCTAAGCGCGTTGCTGAAACTCAGATTTTAGCCAGCCATCGCAGTATTGAAATGACTCTTAAAACACGAGCCTTTGCTCCGCTTTTCAATGTGACGCAGACGCATGGTATTGATTTTCAGCATGTAAAAGGTCGATTTAAGGTTGCTAGAATCGTTCATACGCTGGATTTGGTGAACAAGTTCGCAGGCACTGAGGTTACATACAAACTGTTTTCAAATGCCGAAAATCAGACCTACACAATTCAGAACATACAGCCGCCACGAGCGGCTTTAAATTTGTACAAAAATCCGACATATGATGGGTATTTGGGTGTTCATACCATCCATCAAGGTGCTCAAGTATTTGAAGATGAGGAGGAATATTTAGATTGGGCAGATGAGCAGGGAGACATGCCAAGCATTTCAACACAGCAGCAATTCTTGTATTACAAAGCAAGTGGGCTGATACGTGAAGAAACTTACACTGATCGTGGCGTCACTTTTGGTCAAGAGGCTGAGTTTCAAGTGATTGCAGATGAAATCGAAGAAGAAAGCACAGACACAATGGAAATTGAAGTCAAAACCACTGCTGAAATGGGCATTCCAAACGATTTGCAGGAGCTGGTTGCATGAATACAAACCAAACAAATCGTGATGCTTGGCGCAAGTTTCTAGGTATCAAGGACCCGTCATCATCATTAGAAAATGGCCGTACTGGTGGCGTAATAGGCCGTACAGCAGGCCGCTCAGGTGGTGGAGGTGGAGGCGGTGAGCTTGATTCTGATTCAGCACCAGAGGGCAGTGTTGATGAAGAGAGTGCAGAAAAAGGCGATGGTGCTGGAAATGCTAGTAATAAGATTAAGGTTGGCGATGAATTTGATAGATTAGAAGATTTGTATGACTGTGAAACTGGTGAAAAGGTTACCATTGATGGCCTAGGTGATAAAAGTTCTGAGCAATTCCCAACAGGATTTCAGGATTGCAAATCTGACAAGCCTCCAACCATGGCAGACTTGGAAGGTAAAATAATATTCATAACAACCGCTAATGATTATGGGCATATCGGGAAAGATGGTGCGTCTTATGATTTAAATGAGTCAGGATTTTTATCGTATAAAAGCGCATCTATCAATTGGGCAAACTCAAAATCAACAGGTGGGTGCAGTGCATCTATATCAGAAAGTGAGTTTCAGCTTGTAGCAACTCCGCTTGGAGGGAATGGGTGTAATCCTGTTGCTCAAAATTACTATTCAGAAATAAATCTAGCAAAATCAGCATCAACAGCATCAAAGCAGCAGTACATTGACAACTGGAAAGGTAGCGTTTGGCCTGCTGTTGATAGAAATCATTTAACGTGGAATAAAGACAAAGGATGCATTGAGCCTTTGTGCCCTAATCTAAACACTGTTGTTTCAGATAAGTTTAAAGGTTGTCAAAAAGAGCATGTCCTATGCGACAAGGATGGAAACAAGGTCAAAGTTGAAGTGGATGGAAGCATCGTTAAAGTGACACAAGTAAAATACAATCAAACAGCAGAGATTAAAAACGGCAAGGTTCAGACAGTTAAAAAGCTGACTGAATCACAGACAGAAGCAGAATTTAAATAACCCACCAAATTGGTGGGATTTTTTATGGGGAATTTATGGACGACTGGGGCATAGATATTAAGACGGGCGCGGCTGGTCTGTGCGGTGGATTTTTCGCGCTATTAGTCATGCGTGATTTAAGTATCAAGCAGGCATTGGCATCGATTATTGGCGGTTTTTTGGCTGCTTTGTACTGCACTAACTGGCTGATGCACATTATGAACATACCACACGAATTTGCTGGCGGTGTGGGTTTTGCTGTGGGTGTATTTGGCTTGGCAGTGGTCGGCAAGGCTTTGGTGTTGATTCAAAGCTTGACCGCTTCTGAACTGAAAGACTTGTCGGTGCAGTGGGTACGGGCACTTGTAGAGCCAATCATTGAAGCATTGAAGAAAGGTGGTGGCAAATGACGGCTATTTACTTGGCCGCACTGGTGGTCACGATTTTGGTGATTGCGTGGGCCATATTTTCTAAGAAAGTGAAAGACCGCTTTTGGTTGATTGGCGGTCTATTGTTTATCCAATTCGGCTGCATTGCCTCGTTGTTGCAAGCACTGGTCGGGAGTCATGTGAGTGAGGCGGCTGCTCAGTCCATCACGTTTGGTGTGTGCATTTGTGCACTACGATGCTTTTACATCAAAGAAATTAAACCACGGAAAAGGAAGTTGAAAGCATGAAAACAATCACAATCACGGCTGGACATAGTAATACAGACCCTGGTGCGTGCAATGGTCCAGCGCGCGAGGCCGATATTGCACAAGACATGCGCAATATGGTTGCACTGTATTTAGAGCGAGCAGGCATACCAACTCGCACGGATGGCACGGGCAAGGGCAATGCTTCATTGTCACAAGCTGTAAAACTGATTAAAGGCAGCGCTGTAGCCGTTGAGTTTCATTGTAATGCGGCTGTAAGCAAGTCAGCTAAAGGTGTGGAGGCGTTATCGCAAAACAAAGACAAGGCCATCAGCCAGCAATTATGCAAAGCTGTATCCGATGTACTTGGTAGCCCGTTGCGCGGCGATAAAGGGTGGAAACCTGAGAACTCAGGTCAGCACTCACGTTTGGCTTATGTGAGCAACGGGGGCATCATTCTTGAGCTATTCTTCATAAGTAATGATGCTGAATTGCAGACTTGGTATGACAAGAAATGGCTTGCGGCCAAAGTGGTTGCTGATGTGCTGATTAATATTGCTAAAGAGTGAGGTAAAGTTAATCCAGCAAACTTGCTATATCAGACATTTCTGGGCGGTAGTAAACATTCAATAGAATGCGCAAATCCTTGTGGCCACTGATTTTAGCAAGCATCTCAACAGGGACTTTCTTTGACATTCGGGTCAAAGCCTCGCGCCTTGT